GCCGCGCCACCTGTAAGCAGGCGTGTTAGCTGCTGTCAAGTCAGCCACGATCGTAGGATCCTGCAGCTGCGTCGCCGTTCCAGCGTAGAACGTGATCGAGTCGCAAGCTCCAGGCGAGAACTTCGGGTTCGTCTGCGTGATCGTCTTGAGCGATGAGCTCGCTGCTTCAGCGACGCAGCTCGGGTTGTCGAGCCTCAGGACAGTCGTGTTCGTGACGACCTTGAACTCTGCGCTGATGCACTTGAACGTGCCGTTGTTGGCGCCGTTGGTGAAGCCTGAAGTAGTGACGTCGACGCCGCTGTCGAAGACCGACAAGTCTGGACCAGCCGACGTCGACGTGACGTCCATGTACGTCTTCGTTACTGATGTCGGGTTCAGCGGGTCGTCCTTGATCTCCGTCTTGACGACGCTGACCGTGTTCGCGCCGCCAGCTGCGTCGATCGCAGTGTGGTCTGGCGTGTGGTCGTAGAACAGGTCTGCGTTGACCCAGATCTTCTGGACGACTCCGTCTGTGTTGCCGCCGTTCAGCCCGAGCGGGAACCCTGCAGCGTCAGCGAACTCGATCGCGATGTCGACGAAGCGCTGGATCGTGACGAACTCCGGCCCGCCACCTTTGCCGCCGTGCTCGTGCTCGAACTCGCGGATGTCAGACATCCACACCACAGCACCAGCGGCTCTGCACTCAGGACCGATGCACAAGTTCGTTGGCGTCCCTTCCGTCGCTGAGCTGATCTGCAGCGAGTCGACTTTGTCGCCAGCGACGTCCTTCTGCGGGAACAGCGCCGGGAAGAGCAGCTGCTGGTCCACGATGTTCCCGATGAACGCGCCGATCCAGCCACCTATGCCAGGCAGGATCGCGTTTCCAGCTGCTTGGAACGCTAAGGTAGCCACAGCAGCCTCCAGAAGCTGTGCGTCCGCTCGATGTGAGCACCTGCGTACGGCTCCTCCGTCACGCGCTTGACGTCAGCATTCGTGTGGATCAAGAAGAACTCACACCCAGGATGTAGCGGCGGAGTGAGGATGCCTGCGTGCATCGGCATGTCTCTCCTGCGCTGCATCAGCACGATGTCGCCGAGCTGAGGGCAGTCGACGATCCTGGCGCTCTTCGCCATCTCTGCGAGGAGCACGCGAGGGTTCGGCTTCCTGCCGTACCTCGTGAAGTCTCCGCACGGCAAGCCTGCAGCCCTGGCAGCAAGCACCACCAAGCCGATGCAGTCGATGCCTACAGCTGGCTGGCGGCCTTGGTGCCTGAACGGGGCGGGACTGCCGCCTGACGACGCCAGGAAGCGCCTGGCCTCGCGGACTACGTCGAGGTTAGTCGTTGATGCGCTTGATGATAGCATTGGTGCCAGGCATGTCCGGCGTCCCACCGTAGTCCAGGATGTTGTTGTACCTCGCGATGCACGTGATGCGCGTCCAGTCGCAGCCAGGGACTGCGATGAAGTCTCGCTGGCCTGCTACTGCCACCATCGGGAATGGAGTCGGCAAGGCTAAGTGGAACCTGCGCGTCGCGTTCTCGTACTTCGACACCTCGCTGATGTGGCCTGCGTTCAAGCCAGTCGTCCAGATCACCTTCCCGTTCTGGAAGTAGTTGTCGCCAAGACCAGAGGATATCGAGCCAGTAGGACCGTCGAAGATGAAGTGCTCGTCGATGACTGTCACGATGAACAAGTTGATCAACGTCAGCGAGCTCAAGTTTACTGAACAGCCGAAGCCTCGCGTCGCGAACTGTCCGAGCTCCCACTTGCAGTTGCGGCTGTGGACGTCGCCGACGTTGTTCCTGAGCCACCTCGGCAGGCCTTCGATCTGGGCGACCCACTTCTCGCCGTCGAAGTCTACTTCGCTGATCCAGTAGCGCGAGTGCTGGAATGGCTCGACGAACGGGAACATCCAGTCGATCTTCCACTCGTCTACTTGAGCTTCGGCGTACAGCTCCTCGAGCAAGTCCTCCGCAGTGATCTCATCCGCGTTGATGACGCCTTGGAACTCTATGTTCTGAGACTGCAAGCCTCCTTGCTTCCTGCGCGCGCTGGCGCTGACTCCTGAGAGTGGCGTGAACTCTTGCTCCTCGAAGGTGATCGTCGACGAAGCGCTGGTGTACCTCTTCTGCACGCCATCTGTGCGCTTGATGCGCCAGAGAGACGCGAGCCTATGAGACGTGGTCGTTTTCAACAAGCTTTCTGCCGGCGGTGAGAGGTACGAAGTCATTGCTGCAGCTTGAGCACGTCCTCGCCTGAGACAGTCTGAGTGCACCCTGGGTTGTCAGCACCGGGCAAGTCAGGTGCGTCCTTGAGCCACTCATGCAGGTCGCGCCTGTGGCCAGGCTGGCAGTCTCGCACGAGCTTGAGCCTCTCCTTCTCAGGGAGCATCATGATGGCGTCCATCGTGCTCTGGGACATCGTGCCAGCGACGCTGATCTCAAGGGCAGCGCGCCGCCTCAGCGTGATGCTCCACTTCTCGAGGTCGAGCTCCTCCCGCCTCTCCTCCGTCAGAGGACCGATTAGCTTGCGCAAGACGATGGCGTGATCGAAGAACCTAGCCATCTCCCACGCGACTGCCTGCAAGTGGCGCTGCTGACTCTCCAGCTTGCCTGCAAGGCGGCGAGCCTTCAAGTTGTGCTTGGCTGCCGCGACGGAGTCGTTCGGAGAGTTCTCGAAGTCTCTGATCGCTTCGGCGACCTCAAGCTGCGTCTCCTCGATGTCGAAGCGCGCGAGCTTGAGCGACTCCCACCTGCTGGCAAGCTCCATGAGGCACTGGCTGTAGCGTCCGTACGGCGTGCCGCAGCCTGCGCCGAGGATGAACCTGTCGATCTGGAGCGTGCTGTGGTGACTTCGCGCGTCGAGCAGCAACTCCGCGAGAGTGCTGCCTAGATCGCGATCAGTGTGTGAGAGCGCCTTGTCGCTGTGATGACTGTCTTTGTCGTCCATATGTCTGCCGGGACGCTGTACCGCCTGTTCGTGTTCTGCGATGACGTCGTGAACCCTCCGCATGCGTGCCCTTTCCCTTCTGGCGCTGCTCCAGCGTGCAGCCTGATCAGCTGCGGGTATGGAGTCATCAGCTGCCAGAAGAATCCTGCAGGTGCGTACTTGTGCACAACATCTGTGCGCGTGAGTGCGTCGTCTGCGCCTGCTACTTTGTAAGCTTCGTCTTCGATCTGGAAGTACGCGAACTGGTGCAAGTTAGGTGCTGGATAGTTGAGCCTCGTCGTCCACGAGTCGAGCGCCATCGCATATTGGTACACGTTGGAGAAAGCTGTCGTCGTCTGCAGGCCGTTGTAGACCAGCGCTGTATTGTCGGAGAACGTGACGCCACCGCCGAAGTACGACCCAAATGGGTGGGGCGTCTTGAGCGACCATGTGTCAGCGCCTGGATTGTACTCTAGAGACTCCTTCTGGCCGGAAGACTCTTGGCCGCCGAGCTTGTAGCCGCGCGTGAGCGACTGGCTGCACTGCTGCCCATACGTGTCGATCGCCAAGTTCGTCTTCGCAGTATGAGTCGTCGTCGCAGGGTTGTACGACGCGACGCCCTTCTGGTCTGCTCCAGTCGACCCTTTGCCGAAGTAGTAGCCGATCGCAGCCACCGTGAAGCCGTTGGCTTGCTGGTGGTTGATGGGAGTGTTCGCGCGCTCGACCCACACCTCTGTCTGGTGGTTGTACTGCTTCGTGTCGACCTGGTCGTCAGTCGAGCCGAAGAGGTGGATCGTCTGGTCTGCAGCGGCGTCAGCAAGTGAAGTGAAGGCCTTGAGTTTGGCTATCCAGTCTCCCGCTGCAGTGAGCTTGCTGACGAGCAGCATGAGTGCTGACTCACCGCCATCGATCGAGATGACTGCAGTGCCGTCGAACTTCTGTATGTCGAGGATGACGCCAGGAGCAGCCTCGTTCGTGATGTAGAAGACAGGACCGCCTGGCTTCAATAGCTTCGACGTCGCGTCAGGAAGCTTGATGTCGCGGCCAGTGACGTTCGGCGTGACTCTCCAGAGCCTCGCCACGCCTGCAGACATCTGCACAGTCGCCGTCGCCGAGATCTTCACCTCCTTGCCGAGGAAGCTGTCAAGAGTGAAGCTCATCGCGCGATCCAGATCTTCAAGTCGGCAGTAGACGTGCCGAGCAAGAGCTCAGAAGTCGCGCCGACAGCGAGGGCTGCGACTAGCACTGACAAATCCTCGTTGACGATGGCTATAGTCTGGGTGCCTCTGTTCGTGACGTAGAAGAGCGGGCCACCTTCCGGCAGGTCGTCAGCCCTCGGCAGGATGACTCGCTTGCCAGCAGCCGTCGGCTCGACGACTTGCAGGCGACCGAGCCCGAGGGAGATGGAGACGTCAGTGGTGATGACGCCCCAGTTCGTGCAGCCACCATATGGGAAGATGTCAGGAAGCTCGGTGGCAGACCGTATCTCCTCGATGGGGATAGATGGGATGCTGCCTGAGCCGAAGTCGTCATGAGCTACCTGCAGCGCAGCATCGGCGTTCTCTCCGAAGCGGACGGGGACGTCGAACTGGCACCCGGCAGTGACAGACTGCCCGAGCGTCGGCGCGACGCCGTACGTGACGATTCCAGTCGCAGTGTCCACGGTCCAGTCGACGCTGATCGTCTTCTGGACGCCGGCGACTCCTGAGACGACAGTCCCGAGCACTGGCTTCTCGATGATCCTGATGAAGTCNAGGATGTCGTCTTCNTACGTCTTCTGCAGCTGGAACTGCACCTGGACGCCNTCNCCGACNCCGATGATCTGGTCNGTGAANGCNGGAGTNCCGACGTCNGCGTCNGTGCCGCTNGGCTTTGTCGTGAAGTCGAGGAAGTCNTTCCACCTGAAGCCNTACAGCGCNCCGCGCCTGGCGAGGAAGAACTTGCGGATCTCCCGCAAGTGCTGGTACTCCTTGATCGAGTAGCTTGCGTCATACTGGTGGAGCGGAGACTCCCACCTGCCGACGCGCTCCTCCGCGCCGCTCTCCACCTTGAAGATGCCAGTGTTGAATCCTGGACCGCCGCGCGATCCGTAGCTGATCCTGTCGGAGATCCTGATCTCGTGGAACCCCACTTACCTGACGCTCCTCACGATGTTGCTCGCTGCTTGCTCTGCCTGGCGCCGGCTCCTGTTGAAGCCTGAGAAGTCTTGGACTCCGTTGATGTTCTGCGTGAGGCTGACGCTGGTGCCGCCTCCACCTGAACCTTTTACGGCGAGCTCTCCTTCAGTATCGCGGAAGATCTTGAAGAGGCCTTCGTCGCCTTGCTCCCCACCGAGGCCTGCCTTGCCTCCGGCGAGCGGGAACAGAGTAGGCTCCGTGAGGACTCCACCTTTCGCGAACGGGACGATGCTGCCTCCGCTGAAGATGTTGCCTTTCGCGCTGCCAGTAGCGCCTGAGACCAGGCCTAGCAAGGACGCGAACGGATTGCCGCCGCCTGGACCGAATGAGTTCTTCAGAGCGTTGATCAGCGGCTGTATGACGAGGATCTCTTGCAGCGCGTCGAGGATCATCTTGAACGCGTTCTCCGCTGCGTCGCCAATGCTGTCAAAGTCGCGGCCGACGTCGCGCGCGAAGCTGCCGATGCTCTCAGCGAAGCTTGCGGCGAGGAGCTCATGCTCAGCAAGGTTCTCCAGCTTGTCGTTGAGGTTCTGCATCTCCTCAACTTCTTTGACCAATCCGATGTTGCCAGTCGCGATGGCTAGCGACAAGATCTGGCGGCGCTCGATCTCAGCGTCGATCTCCTCGATCCCTTCCTTGCGGAGGGCCGTCTCCTGGCGCATGTGCTCCAAGCGCTCCTCGAAGTCTGCGAGCTCCCTGCCACCGCCACCTCCCATCGAGAACACGTCCTCGCCGAGGTCGACTTGCGGCGCAGCAGCCTCGCCGCCGCCGAACATCGCTGGGTCGAAGATGGGCATGCCGAACGGGCCGAAGCCGATGATGCCAGCTTTCTTCAAGCCTTCGGCGTAAGCTTCTGCTTGCCGCTTCGCGGCTGTCTTCGCGACGTTGTCGTCAAAGTCCTTGAAGATGTTGAAGAACTCCTTGAGTGCATCTTCTCCCTCTAATCCTCTGAAGCCGCCTACGAGCGACTCCATGATGTCCTTCCCGACGTCTTCGAAAGCCCCTACGAAGTCTGTCGTGAAGTTGTCTCCAGCCGCAGCACCGATCTCCTTGAGCCCGCTGACAGAAGTCTTGATGTTGTCTATCCCCACCTTCGCAGCGGACAGAGACAGCGCGAGCGGGCTGCTGAAGTCGAGCTTCCCGAGGTTAGAGATGAGCTCGCCGAGGGTCATCAGGATGATACCGATGGCGTCGCCGATCGTCTTCAGCGTGGCGATCGTGAAGTTAGCAGTGCTCTTCACGAACCCCTTCATGCCATCCCACACGTCTGCCCAATTGAGCCCGAGCGACTCGAGGAACTCGTTTGCGCCGATGATTATGAAGTCGAACGACTTCTTGAAGAACGTGACGATCGCAGTCAGGGTCTGCTCAACGACCACCTTGAGCCTCGGGAAGATGAACTCGAACCGCTCCTGCAATTCGTTGAACACCGTTGTGAGGATGTCGCCGAGCCTGTGACCGCTGATAGTGAGATCAGCGAGCTCATGCCTGAACGCAAACACGGCGCCGGCAGCTAGCGCGAGGATGCCTGGTATCAGCGTGATCGGGTTCGTGAGCAGCTCCACCTTGAGCGCCTTCAGAGTCCCGATGACNACNGAGATNGCCTTGGAGACAGCCAAGAACCCTGCAGCACCAGCCAAGAACTGCACGGTCTTCGCGATAGCTTGCGCTGACTTGTCCGCCTCCTCTGCTTCGCTCGCGAAACCTCCGATGATCCTCACAGCAGAGGTCATAGCATCGACCATGCCTTTCAGGGCGCCTGTGAGGCCGGAGTCGCCGATGTCGATGATGAGAGTCTGAACCGCGGAGATGAAGAGCTTGAACGAGCCTGAGAGGGTGTCGCGGACGATGTCAGCGAACTTNTCGGCAGCGCCAGCNCCNTCTTCAGTAGCCTTCTGCAAGTCGCGGAGCTTNTCGGCGTTCCTGCTCAAGATGAGCGCGGCAGCNACGTTCTTCGCGTTGAAGATCTCGACGAACTGCGANGCTGTCAAGCCTGCCTTGCCCAGCCGGTCGAAGATCTCAACGAGCGTGTTGGACGCTGGATTGATGTCCTCGAGCTTGATGCCCATCTCCTTGAAGATCGCCACGGCATCTTTCGTCGGCTTCGCCAGGGAGATCATGATGCCGCGCAAGTTCGTGCCAGCAAGCGCTCCCTTCAAGCCGCGGTCGCTGAGCACGCCAAGAGCTGCCGACACTTCTTCCAAGCTCTTGTCGAAGGAGCTCGACACGGCGCCAGCGAACTTCATCGCCTCGGCGAGCTGCTTCACGTCCGTGTTCGTCTTGTTGGCGACGACAGTCAAGTCGTCGACGACTCGGCCTGTCTCGCTCGCTCGCAAGCCGAACTGCCGGACGATGTTAGACGCGAAGTCAGCAGCTTCTGCTACGTCGATCATGCCGACCGTCGCGAGCTGCAGCGTGTCTGGAATCGCAGCCATGCTCTCCTGGACGCTGAAACCAGCTTTCGCTAGCAGCAGCAAGCCTTCAGACGCCTCGCCTGGAGTGAACAGCGTGGTGGCGCCGAGCGTCTTCGCTGTCTCCGCGAGGAGGCCAAGCTGCACGTCGAGCGCGTGCATGCTCTCCACTTCGCTGAGCGCCGTCCCCTTCAGCTGCGCGAGCGTCAGCTCGAAGTCTGCGATCGCCTCAGTAGACTCCCTGATGGCAGTGAAAGCAGTAAAGCCAAGGAACAGCTGCCGCAGGGCAGGGGCGACTGACTTGGCAGCATCTCCGAAGCTTCGCAGGCCAGAGTCAGCGCCTCTTACAGCTTTGTCGATGTCCCTAGCTGCTGCGACGACCTGGCTTCGCGCGCCCGCGAACACCTTGGCTCCTGCCGCCGCCGGAGCTGCGTTCAGTGCTATGATGATCGTGGCCATGCTGCTCCCTAGGTTCCTTCGCCCACCGCAAGTACGCGGAGTCCATCGCCATGATGCAGTCTGCCATCACGACTCTCTCCTCCTCGTCCAGGCAGCCGTAGAGGTCTAAGGCTGCTGAGATCTCGGAGATAGGGATGCATGACGGTATCCACACCAAACCTTTCAGCCCCAGCAAGTAAGTGCCAGGCCTGCGCGAATGCACTCGATTCCAGACCGACCAAGCGTACTGGAGGTAGGAGGGGAGCACAGGCCTCTGGTCCCAAGCTGGCGTGGGCTCCCCTCTCCGAGCTCGCTTCTCGAGGTACGCCTTGTATGGCGCCCACTCAAGCTCCCACTCCAGCTTCCGAGTCAGTTTCCCCTGTCATCCTCCTCGTCTTGCGCCATGAAGAGCGAGTGGTCGCGGGAGATCGCGATCACGTCCCTGTAGAGCTGCTTCGTCCGCTCATCATTGAAGAACTCGAGAGCCTTCTCCCACGAGTAAGGGATGTCCTTGCCGTCTTCGCCTTGCACGTTCTTCCAGTCAAGCAAGAGGAGCTTAGCGACAGACTCCTTGGAGAGAGACTCAAGCACTTCGTCGTCGATGTCGCCTGTGGCGATGCGGCGCTTGTGCGGCTTGGTGACTCGGCGGAGAGCTCGCTCGAAAGCCGGGTTGTTGAAGCTCGCGATCTTGAGCTCGATGTCGAGCCGCCACGGCACCCAGACGCCCTCGATGGAGAGCGCCGGGTCCGTCATGATTTGAGATATCTTTGCCAACTCTCTGCGCTGCCTTCCTGGCTGCTATGCAGCCTTGTCGCCAATGCGAACGAGCCTGGCCATGATGTTCTCTGTAGCGTGCATCTTCGCGGTCCAAGCCATGTCCGCGATGATGTCTGTGTTGATGCCACCAGCAACGCGCTGGCCGCTGGTGTACTTGAGCGCAGGAACGTCGAGGATGTAGCCGTTCCCGTTCGGGTCTTCGAGGACGACAGCGATCTCCGTCTCCGTGAACCCAAGGTAGCGGTCCATCACGACTTTCGTCGCATAGTACGCCGTGTGCGTCCCGGTGATCCCGATGGAGCCAGAACCCTGACTGATAGCACCGAGCGTGGCGACTTGAGGCCTCGACCGCAAGTTGTTCGTCAAGTTGAACGTGAGGCCCGTGATGTCGTACGGTGCGTCCTTCTCCCTTACTGCGAAGACGTCGTCGATGCTGTTCATGATCGGCTCCGTGCGAGCCGGAATGTCAGCGCCATCACCAAGCGTCACGGCTGCCGATGTCTCCGTCTTGCCAGAATACCCGATGGAGCCAGTGAGGATGCCGTCCGTCGGGATCGTGAGGTTCAGCGTCCCGATCACTTCGTCGAGCCATCGCTGGAACTCACCCGCAATGTCCGTCAGCTGGCCTTCCAGCGAGTAGTAGCGCTGGACAGTGCCGGTAGTGATGTACTCCATCTGCTCGACGGTCACTGACGGGCCAGCGCCTTCAGTAACGAGCGTGCCACCCTTGACGACGATCTTCGCAGCCGTTACGCTGACGATCTTGAAGTAGCCGTTGTTCGCCGGATTCGTGAACCCGCGAACTTCGATCCACTGGTTCACGACAAAGCCGGCTGTGACGAAGCCAGTCGCAGAGTCGTTGAACGAGTTGTCGCCAGAAGCAGCGCTGATCGTGATGGCTGCAGGCTTCAGGATGTACAGCGACCAGCCTGCGGACTGCAGGGCAGCTTTGAACTCCTCGTCGAAAGCGCCTGCGCTGACTTCGATCGCGACTTCGCCAGGAGCATTCACCGACGTCCTGATGATGTCTGCGATGTTGCGGTCGTCCCTGATCTCAGCCGAAGTGACAGTGCCAGTCTCTTGGTGCAAGCTCTCGCTCACGTAGCGGTAGCGCTCGAGCTTGTTTGCAGTGATAGTCACTGATGGGCCGGCAGCTTCTGTCACGACTGTGTGACCTTCTAGGACCATCTTCAACGCGACTACGCTGATGATCGTGAAGGTCTTGTTGTTTGCTGCTGTCGCGAAGCCGATCACAGTGATGCGCTGGCCAGCGACAAAGCCATCCGTGATGTAGCTGCCACCAGTGCGGTTGATCGAGTTGTCAGCAGCTGCCATCGAGTGGATGACAGCAGGACCAGACACGATGATCAGCGGGTGAGTGCCTACCACTGACTGGCGCACCCTGGAGAGGCGCTTGCGGTTTGCGTCGGCTTGAATTGCCATTACCTTTCTTCCTCGCTAGACGTCGTCACACAGGAATGAGCACACCACGTTGGTCTGCCACCACTTCCCATCCCTCGTCCTCCCGACGTTCGAGGTCGAGGCTGCCCTGAACTTGATTCCTGGAGCGATGGTCTTCATGTCGAAGACGAGCTCCAAGTCGTTCGCGATGATCAGCGACTGCTTGTTGCCTTCTTCGATGCGCTCGAAGATCTGCGTCGTAGCCATGCCGATCCGCCTAGTCTTGTTAGCTTGCCCAGGATCTCCAGTGATGTCGATCTGGTTCCTGTCTCCTGTGAGCACTGTGAACCGGAGCCACATCTCGTCGTCTTCGTGCGGATCTGGAGAATTGTCGTAGACTACTTCGAGGGTAGGATTCACGTCGGCGAACTCTGTCTTGAAGTGAGTCCTGATCGCGTCGTGCACTTGCTGGGGAGTAGTCGTCATGGCCCAAACTCGTCTTCCACTTCAGCGAGCGAGAGCTCAACGAATCCTGCAGGAGCTTGATCAGAAGAGCCCTGGTTCAAGTACTGCATGTAGTCGACTGGATCGGACACGTAAGCGTCCTGGAACGGCTTCAGTCCTGCCGCGACGTTCTCTGCTTCTTCGATGGCAGCTGCAGCACCGAACCTCTCGATGACTGTCTCTGCAGGTGAGTCAGTAGTGCTCTGCCAGTTGCCAGCCGCGAGTCCAGTCTTCACAGGCGTGCGCGTAGCTACTCTCCTCACGAAAGACAAGAGTACGCCTCTCTGCAAGAGCAGCGACTGGTCCTCAGCGAGAGTCCCAGACTCTGCTTTGAATTCGACTTCGAACTGCGCGATGTTCGTCGGCACTACTTCCTCAACTGCAGAGTGTAGAGAGCCACTTGCGATCCAGAGCTGATCGGCTGCACGCGCGTGATCCGCCAAACCGTGTCGTCGACTGTGACTTTCATCCCCTTCTTCGGGAAGAATGGCAGACCTTGGCCAGCTACGCTGATCTTCCGGTCGCCTGCCCTCACTGTGCTGCCATTGATGAACTTCTTCTCGAAGCCCTCAGGCGGCGTCGCTTTGACGCAGAAGTCTTGAGCTCCAGTCCTGATCGTCGCACCTTCGAGCACGTTGAAGACATCCGAGTCTTCCTCGCAGAAAATGACGTGCTTACCGAGCCTGTCGATGATGTCTCGCGCTGCTGGCAGCAAGTCGAAGTCCAAGCCAGACAGCAGCGCGCCAGGCACTGGCAGCGAGC